AACCGTCTAATTCGTCTCCCCAGACGAAACTACAACCGGCGGTAAGTAACATTATGGAGTCTCTATATCTTCGATTAAACTATCTCGCAGTAATTTTGCCTGCGCATCTTCGGGATTATTTATGCTTCCATTGTTTACAAACTTGTATGCAAGTGTGATTCGTTGACATCCTGCGTATGCGGCGTGCCAACAATGCAAGTCTTCTTCTTGTTCTGCACCAAAATAATAATGTCGCGCCTGCCAGCCAGGGACATCCTGAATGGTAACAATCTCATCTTTTTGTTTGTCGTAGTATCGGAAGTAACCGTCTCCGGTCTCCGACCAAGTAAATAAGACTTGGTAGGCGTTCGCGTCGTAGTTTGTATGCCACCCCACGAAGCCCCCAGGCGGATAGTAGGAGAGTAATGCAGAAGTGTGTGCACCTAACTCTGCAGCGAAGTCGTACTTCACTTTCTGCATAAACCCTTCCCACATCTCCTTGTCTTCTCGCACCATTTTCGAAATCGGTTGTGCGAAATACCGATCCGGCGGGCCAACCAGACCATCACGAGAAAGACAGTCGTCAAGGTAATCGCGAGAACAATAATACTCGCCCTTGTAGATGTCGTCTTTCTCGTGGTAGGTCCAATACTTTTCGTCGTTATACGACGGTTTAGACAGCATCTCTGCAGAGAATCCGTTGAGGACCTCTAAGAGTTCTGTATTACGAATAGTTATTTCACTCATTATATACCAGATTATTATTGGTTACGTTCGTGTCGGCGATTAGCCTCCTCGATATCTGCCTCAGTAAGTACACCATACTTCAACAGATGGGTTAATGTGTTTTGTATTCCTCGCGTTAGGCCTTTGAACATACCGAAGTAGTAACTACCAGCCAACATAATAATGGCGATTAAAGTGTGTAGATATGGATCCATAATGGATATCCTTATAGTTTGAAATCGGAAAACCTTTCCTGCGATAGACGTTGTCCACTCGCAGAGTTATCAAACGCTGCACCATTATCTTCCTCTTTATTTAGGGGCGAAGAGTTTTGGTCCACATCATACAAACGCATCTTGGCTCGGTCAACACCTATAACAAACCGTTGATGTAAGCCAGGGTCATTATATCTATTCTTTAATTGTTTCACCAATATCTGTTGCGCACCTTTCAATTCATCGTTGACGATAAGTGCGAACATGAAGTCGGCGGTTGCGGGTAGTCCAAAAGACTCGGACGTATCCTCCAACCCCACGTCATCATTAGAGTAACCCGAACGAGTCGTCTGTGTTGCAGACACGACCGGCACGTCGAATTCCACGGCGAGGCCACGTAACTCTTCAGCAATAGACTTGATATACGAATACGAGTTAATAGCACCGCCCATTCCTTTCATACGCGCACTCGCGCAGATATTTAAGTAGTCAATAAAAACGATGTCAGGGACAAAGTTTTTCTTGAGTTTCAATTCATTCAGTAATGCACGGAAGTGATTCGCGTGTGCACTGCCCGTTGGGTATTCCTTAATAATAAGTTTACCGTCAGTCTTATGGGCAACGTTGTGCACCTTCTGTTGAAACATATCTTTTGATAACAACTCCAACTGGTCGATTGGTACGTTCAGTAGGTTCGCATCGATACGTTCTGCGATTCGTTCTTCGGACATCTCCATAGTGATGTATAGAACATTCTTACCCATACTCAAAGAGGATGCTGCCTGATGACACATGAACAATGACTTACCAACCCCCGTACCCGCCAGAGCGATGTTCAGAGTCTTGTTGGGTAATCCACCCTTGGTTATCTTGTTAAAGTAGTCCAAATCAAACGCTAGACGTTCCTCATCGAGATGATAGAAATCAAATCGGTCTTCTGCATTGTCCAGATAGTCGTGACCGATGTTTGTATCGAACGACACTGACAACGCCTTAGACAGTACGTCAGGGATTGCATTCTTATTCAGGGTTTGGTGTTTACCGTCAATGATAGAGATAGACTCCATCACTGCATTGAAGACTGCACGGTCTTGACACCACTTCTCCGTTCTATCCACCAACCAGTCAAGATTTTCTTCGGTGTACGAGAAAATGTCCGGAAGAATATCCATCGCCAAGCGATACTGTTCTTCCGGTAAACGGTCTGCCTCGTCAACCTCAATCTTGAATGCCTCGATGGTAGGTAGTTTATTGTACTTGGCAATAAACGAAGTGAACTCTTTGAAGAGTCCCTTGTACACACCTTCGAAGTAATCAGGGGATAGGAAGGCCGCGACCTTCCGCGTATAGGAATCGTTAGTCAGTAGATTCCGTAGAATCGTCTGCTGTAGATTGATTTCCGTCATCTGTTCCTCTTACTCCTAACCAACCTTCTTTCACTGCCTTAGTGATAATGTCTGATAATACTTGCGCCGCGAACTGTTGCAGCTCTGTTGACTCTTCAGTGTGGGTACTACCCTCCACAATCGCGAAGTTAAATGTCAGACGTTCGTTCTCTTTATCAATCTGTACGTTTTTATAACGTATCACAGTTTGGTCAAATGGAGCGCGGAGTAGTTGTACCTTCCACAGTTGCTCATCATCTACGATTTCAGGTATCAAGTTATAGTCGATACCCTCGTTTGGTTTATCTAAATCAAGTTCACTCACACTGCCTCCTCAACAATGGTCTCTGCATTGATGTTGCTATTATAACCTATCTTGTAGGTCTTTTCAAGGAATTCTGCAAAGTCTGTTGACTCGAACACGGGTTCCCAGAACTCTCCGCTCAGGGTGTCCTTTGTTCGTACTTTATTCCCAATGACTTCGCCTGTAGTTGTGTCAACTTTTTGATACCAACCGTTAGAAGGCTTAACGACATAACCGCCAGCAAGAGCGATATCGAGAAGACCACTATACTTCTGAACACCCCCTTCCCACGAAACTCCAATAGGGATTTTAGACTTTTCTTTAACATATCGAGATTTCTCCACATTAATAATGAAGTTATACCCAACTACCTCAGTCCCTTGTTTTTCCTGTTGACGCCCCAGAATCCAGATGTTATCGGCAGAGTAGTAGATGCCTGTACCACCACCGACAATATCTTTTGGAAACAAGCCAATCTCTTTGTAGGTGTGGTTGATTGCGAGTAACGGTACCTCTTTCTTAGTCAAGTATGGAGTTACCATACGGAATAAACCCTTGAGTGACTTCGCACGGGACATGTCTGCGACACCCTTCTCTGCGAGTGCATCATCTAGTTCCTTCTTAGATGCAAGGTTACCAATCGAGTCGATGACAATAACCACGTCATCCTCACGGTCAATCTCTTCTAGTTGATTCACTAGGTCGAACTTGAGTTCCTCGACATTTGCAATCGGGGTGTGCAGTACGCGGTCAGTGTCTATCCCGAACTGCTCAAAGTATGACTGCGGAGAACCGAACTCCGAATCATAGAACAACATCACCGCATCTGGTTTAGCGTTTAGATACGCACCTGCCATGAGTAATGCGAATGATGTCTTGAAGTGTTTCGATGGTCCCGCGAGGACAGTGAGCCCAGGCATGACACCACCATTGATAGAACCGGACAACGCGACGTTCACCATCGGAACGTCGGTCGGCACCATCTCGTTTTCGTTAAAGAACCTACTCTGGGAGAGCGTCTCCGTCTCCTTGATTTTTGAGTTCTTCTTCAGTTTGTCCATTATCGACATGTTTGTCTCCAAAATCTACGAAAGTAATGTTGTTTACTTTTTCACGTTCATCAAGCTCATACTGTACACGATAACGGGTGTTGATGTCAAGAACTTTTTCAAGTAAATCAAAAGACGCCTCACCGTCCTCAGTCTCCACTGTAGAGAACCCAAGGAATGCCTTAGTGTCTTTTGGTAGACATGCGCCACCGAATCCGCGTTTACCATCGAAGCCAGGGACACGGGTGTGACCCATACCAACGCGGTCGTCAAGACCTACTGCACGAGTGATGATATTATAAGAACACCCGTACGCATTGACAAGGTCATATAACTGGTTGAAGAAAGTCACCTTAGTTGACAAGTATGAGTTGATTGCATACTTAACAAACGATGCCTCAAACGCAGTCATGCGATGATAGTCGTTAGACTCACAACCAGAAAAGATATCGTAGATTTCGATTAGTTCTTGTGTCGCCTGTGGTGACCCACCGATGACATGATACTTTGCAGTCACGAAGTCTGCCTTCGCGTTCTTCTCAGTCAAGAACTCAGGATTGTATGCGAAACGGTCTGTCTCGCGACGACTCATCGAGTTATAGAGTCGCGTGATAACGTCTGGAGTAATTGTTGATTTAACTACTACCAGTGCGTTAGTGTGTTTCAAACACTTCAACACTGCGTCTTCTACAATAGAAGAATCTACGTGACCCGAGTCCAATGACGGAGTCGGTGCACATATAAAGACGCAATGAGGGTCGTATGACTTTAGGTCATCGACATTCGTGTTGTATTTGGGGTCAATTAGTTTGAAGTCCAGCATCGGATGCGTAAACGCATACTCGAGCGCCTGACCAACAAAGCCATGACCCACAATGCCCATACGAAACGGATTCGTTGGACTCAGTGGTAAGTCGTTAGACATTAGTCTACCTCATTATAAGTTTTGTACCATTCATAAAAACGACGGACACCTTCCCCAATACTTACCTTGGGTGAATATCCATACTGTTCAAGTTTCGCAGTGTTACTCCAAGTCTCCTTGGTATCTGCCGGATGTTTAGGTGCCAAGTTCTTGATGGCCTCTTTACCCGTGTTCTTCTCAATCTCCGCAATGAAGTCCATCAAGTTGACTTGTTCACCACGACCGATGTTGAAAATTTCTCCCGAAGGAATCTCTGCGTGACGAAGTACGCATTCGATACCATCAATGATATCGTCCACGTACGTAAAGTCGCGTTTCATATCACCGTAATTATACACGGTAATCTCGTTTCCTGCAAGGATATTTTTAGTGAAATCGAACAATGCCATGTCCGGACGACCCCAAGGTCCATAGACCGTAAAGAATCGCAGACCGACCGTGTTGAGTCCCGACGATTGGAACTGACACTCGTTCGCCCACTTGGTGTATCCATATGCGTTCAACTGTTTGCCTGTCTCTTGACCTTCTGTCCACGGAGTCTGAGACCCTGCGTAGACACAAGACGTTGATGCGTAGATGATACGCACGTCGGGTAGATGTGTCTTACAGATGTCGATAAGATTCTGTGTTGCGTCAATGTTGTTCGCGTGATAGTGTTTCTCTTTACCTAGAGAGTCACGTACACCCGCGAGTGCGGCCAAGTGGATGATGACTTGAGGTTCGAAGTCTCGCAACAACGCCTCGGTCTTAATGTTGTCCTTTAAATCACAACCCCAAATGTCGAGACCAAAGTGAACCATACGGTCACGTTTGAGTTGCGGTTCATATAAGTGATTGTTGAAGTTATCGATGCCTTTGACGGTATGTCCTGCATCCATTAGTCTTTTTGCTAGTTGCGAACCAATAAAACCTGCCGCGCCTGTTACTAAGATTCTCATTTACTTACCCATTCCTATAAATGTATTCAAGTGCCCTGTCTGCCTCTTTCGCCATGGGCCTGGACTCGTACCAGTTACCCGTGTCACGGTCGAACTCACGACAGAGGTCCTCTATTTGTTTTGCGGTGATGGGATACCCCTTCTCATATGCATTACCCGCAATTGCGACCATGATTGCGTACATACCACGATACCATCCCTCACCCGTGATTTGCATGTATTTCGCACCCATCTTCTTAGGCCAGAAAGGACAATCACGGTATGACGACCATCTGTAGTCGGTGTTATTTAGACTATCCTTACGGTGTTGTATTACCGCAGATGCAAGTGCGGGTGGTAGTCTATCTAGGAAAGTATTACCAGTCTTTTCGTGATACGGATGTTTCGCCATCAACTCAGAAACGTTAACGGGGTTACCGGAGTTGGTGAAGAAGAACGAATGTGCGTCCGGATACTGGGCAGGGACATAATACATGCGAGCCATGTCTTTAGTCTGCGCATCACCTATGTCACCCAACTCAGTGTTGAGTGCATACCAGAACGCCTTAATGTTGTCCTGTTCTACAACGTCATCAAGTCTGAAGACAATACGGAACTTAGGCATGTCCTCGCGAGAACTCGCAGTGTTATAGACCACGTACTCATACTGACCAAAGTCCTCGCGAAGGGCGTCCTCTAAATCCCGAAGAGACCCTGCAGTATAATCGTGGTCATCAACATCAACGGCAGCCCAACCAGCCCAATGAGTAACAGCTCGGTTAGAGCGTGTTTCTCCGTCAGCAAACACAGCAGGAGTAATAAGAACAGAACTGTCGCGACCACCTTTTTGCCCTCTCTGATTGTACAGACCATTAAGTGTACGCACGAACTTAGCCCACGAATCAAATGATACTCGGCGGTGCGTCTTGTTGTCGTACTGGTTTTTGAATATAGTTAATTCATACATGCGCTGTATTGTATCATACACTTAGTGTACGAGTCAACTGAAAAACTGCTCCAAGGAAGTCTTAGAGTTTCCCACGTTACTACTATTATATTTAATGTTTTCCAACTCCAAAACAAATTTGGGTTGGTCAATCTTTTTCTTGGGTGCGACGGTTGCATCGAACCACTCTAAACTATCGTCTTTGGGATATTCACCCAACGTCCAGTTCATTGTAGATTTCTTTAGGAGTCTCTTCGCCTTCTTGTTCAGTGGATAGATGTATCGAAACATATAACCCTTGATTCTCGATATACCCTTAGATACCATAAAGTCGGACGTTAACCAAAAAACTTTATCCTTACCAAGGAGTTGTGCGTTTTCTTTGCACAGGGCCTTTGTTGAGCGAGGATGTAGTTTCTCACCATTTTCCATCATGTATACATCGGTAAGATATTTCTCACCAAAGTAGAAGTTGGATGCCTGATATACGTAACCACACTTGCCCATGATACCATCGGCCATGGTGTAAAGAAAGAGACAGTCAGTATTCTCTTTCATCCACTTGACCGTGAGAGACATCATCTGAGACTCAGAGTTCTTGGGCATGTCATCGTCCATGCACATCTTACCAATCTCAAAGTAGTGTTGAGATTCCAGACCCTCAAACATTTTGTTGATGGTTGCCTTGGGTTGAGTCCCCCAACCAAGAGTCAGTACACCACGTAACTCACTATCAAGGTAAAACCCCAAGTAGTGTTTGGTAAGTCTAGGTAGGACAGGTGAGTAATGATGTTTCTGGATAAAGTCAATCGCAATATCCTTCCTAACCTTTTTGCATATTAAATCCAGTTTCATAAGGGGAGTATACCACACCAGACTGTTATTGTCAACCGAAAAAGTCCTCCAGTGATGCCTTGGGTTCTGCCGACCACCCTACTGCATCTAAGATTGGTTCGAGTGGGTCAAGGAAAGTTTTCTCGAACATTATGTCGTAATCGATGTGGGTATGTAGACCTAGTTCTTTCGGAAGGTTTAGCGGGAACGACACCACGTTCTCACCCAAACGATTAGGGACACGCAAGTAACAGAAACGAATCTTCTCACCCTGTTTCACGAGTTCTATCTTGTTCTGCAAACCAGCCTGCGCGATTGCATTATTGAAACACAAGGCACCACGGACATGGATGGGTGTACCCTTCTTGTACACGGTGTCGCGGTCAGACCACTTGGTGAGGTCACTCACACCACGAGGGAACGATACGTCCTCAGGCGGGAGAGTCTTGAACCCACCCTTGAAGTCGCGGATAAAGTTTTGCGTATCCGACTCCGTCCCCTCAATGATAACGCGGAAGATTTCTTTCATCTTGTCGCGGACGACCGCAGGCGTGGAAGACTTAATCGCCTCGATGCCCATCATCTTCAGTTTCGGAGTCGCGTACGCCACGCCCTCGTTGTTGTGGACGTTGAGGATGTATCGTTTCTTCGCCATCCAGATACCACGGTCTGCAATAACCTCACGACCCATCTCCATACGATTGACATATGCACCAGAGACCGCGGCCATCTTATCATATGACTTGCGCAGTTGTTTCTCGAAATGCGTGGAGCAAATCTTGTCAAGGAATGCAACAGGGTTTTTGGGTTGGAACTTATCGACCAGACCACCCATGCGAATGTAAACGGAGTCAGTGTCGATTGCAACGACATAGTCCTCATCGGTTTGGAGTATACTCTGCATCTCAGTGTTCACTGTGCGTTCTGCCCACTTAATCGACAACTGACCGGCAAGAGTGATTGACTCTGCAACGCGTTGGTCAAAGTAGCGGAAATACTTGTTACCCAATGCACCATAGAGTGAGTTCATCAAAATCTTAATCGCCATCTGTTGATTGTTGAGTGCGGTGATACGATACTCCAGTTGTTTCGACGGGTTCTTCTGCATCTCTTGTTCAGCCGCGAGCATCTGGTCCTTGATGATGCGACGTTCCGCGTAATACTGTTCAATGATTGCGGGAACGACACCCTTACGTTTGTGCGAGAATCGCACACCCGTAGGTGCGAGAGAGTACCCGTCTTCGGTCACTTTGGTGGTACCATCAAGGAAACTATCGACAGAGATATTAGGAACAAGACCGTCAACCACCGTTTCGGGTGACATGTTATACTGCACAATGATGTTAGGATACAGAGAGTTCAGGTCAAACGAACAGACCCAATCGTGCGACCCCACCTGTGGTTCTTTCACATAACCGCCTGGATATGGTGTCTTGGTCTTCTCCACCTTGGGTGGCACAACGATGTGTTTCTCATTCAACATGCGATAGATGATTGAGTCCCAGATGTTGGTGGTCCCCAGAGTATCGGTGTAATTCACACCCGCCTTGTAGGCCATGGTCAATACCAGAGAAATGAGGTCCATCTTCTCATCGAGACGGTGCACCAACTCAACGTCTTTCAGGTTGTAGTCGATGAACTTCTGATAGTCTTCCTTGTACAGAGTGAACAGGTTGCCGTGTTCTTCGTACGAGAGTTTGCGTTCACCCAGTTCGACAAACGCGATGTGGTCAAGACGATACGATTCCTGTTGCGTGTAGGTGAACTTCTTGTAAACGTCAAGGTAGTCGAGTTGTTCGATACCCTCAAGGACATAGGCCTGATTCGCCTTACCATTAATCATGACGTTACGTTCGCGAATGATTCCCCACGGAGACATGCGGTTCGACATCTTCTCATCACCCGTGATTCTGCGCATACGGTTGACCAGATACGGAATATCAAAGAACTGCGTGTTCCATCCGGTGATGATGTCTGGAGTGTGCATACTCCAGTAGTTAAGGAACTTAGTCAGTAGGTCAAACTCATCACTGCACTTGATGAAGAGAACACCATCGGCGGGAGTGTAGTCACCCATACCCCACACCCAGTAGGTACCGTCGTGCGCACGGAGTGCGATAGAGATTACCGGATGTGCAGCCTCTGCGGGTTCTGGAAACCCTTGGTCAGATGCGACCTCGATATCGATGTTGCAGACGTGCACCAACGAACGGTCGAAGTCAATACGTTTTGGAAACTTGCGAGTAATGAACTGCGCAACGTAGTTGTTGTTACCGTAGACATCGACGTTTGCGACATCACGATACGTTTGGATATATTCAGTCGCAGCCGACATGTCGTCAAACTGCATTTCGATGACGGACTGACCCTCAAGTGTTTTCCACTCACTCGCACTGTCACCCGTCACATAAAGATGTGGTTGGAAAGGAATTTTTTTCTTAACGCGTTCGCCGTTGCGAACACCCCGATAGTAGATTTGGTTGCCTCTACGAAGCACGGATGTATAAAATTCAGTCATGGGCACCATTATAAATGAAAAGGGGGTTGTTGTCAACCCCCCGTGTGATAGAATTATTTTCTTGGGTCCGCAAGAAACTTCCTATATGTACCATTCTGTCTCAATGATTTATGGTTGTACGATGCAATTGACCTCTCTAATAGAATCTCCGCAGGACGACCATTGTGGTTTCTAGCGTTATGCTTAGACTTTATCAACATATCAGTCGCATGACACAAAAGTTGAAACATGAAAGTCGAGCGGGTCGCATTCGCCATCGTATCTGAATGTTGTTTAAAAAACTCGGTGAAGTTTTTAGTGAGGGCGTACGATTCCCTACCGACAATTTCTTCTTTGAGATAATCTAAAAACTCTGCCGTAATATCATCTTGGTTTGTTAGATTCATGAGTGCGGCCCATGACCCAAAATTCCGAGCGAAATGACTATACTCACTGACATTGGTCATGAAGTCATCAATCGCCCTGCAACCTGCAACTACATTATCGGAATAAAGTTCCCAGTAAGAAATTGCATTTTGCAGAGTCAACTTTTCTAAGTGACGACGTTTTACAATATCACCTAGAACCGCAATCTGAGAAGACAATGCTTCAGGGTATTTCCTACCAATCTCACATCCGGCTGTCCTCTTCTTTGCCTCTGCACCTTCAGTGAAGTGGTCAGGTAGTACACCAGTTACGACAGGGAGTTCTGCTGTTATCTTTTGCTCGCGTATGATTGTCAGTCTATGTTGACCCTCAGTTAGATGCCCATTAGTGTTGAAACGAATTGGGTCTCCATCCCATATGTACCCAACGTCATTAACAGAATGTCTAATTCTGCGCGCTTGGGCAGCTGAAAAAGGTCTGTTGTCATTATTACACTCGTCGAGTATATATGCAGCCTTTTCCGGAGTCATGACGTAATGGAATGCGTCACGTTTCTCAGTCGCTGGGTCAAACCCCAGCAGTTCATCGTATGCCATATTTCGTATCCTCTAGTCTATGACGGTTAATGTGTATGTTCACATATATCGTACATCTCTGTGCCACATAACTTGGTGGGTAAGCGTTTGTACTTGAAATGCTTCATTTCATACATCCACTTATAGTGCGCACCGTATCTACACAGATACAACTTGTTTTGATAAGATGCAAACGGTACAAGTCCCTCACCACGAGACAAGTACTCTATGGTCCCTTCGGTGACCCCAGGCCATCCGTTACAGAACCAATCATCGACGATAACCACACCGTCCCGCGTTACTAACTTCTCCGCAAGATACAGGTCGTTTAGTACGTGTGGTCGATGGTGACCTGCGTCGATGGAGATGATTTTGAACTTGTTACCCTCAAAGTGTGACGGGTCCAACATCATCGTGTCTTCGTTTATGATCTGCACGTTGAATCCACTCCAACGCTTGTCATACTTCTCGACGTTATTTCTAAATCCCATTGCCTGATTAAGACAGTCGCCACCAGAGTGACTCACGTTGTAATCCTGCAACTTCCCGAAGATATCGACTGCGTAAGACGTACCTTCGTTGACAGTCATGTTGAGCGGGATGAACATCTTACCTAGATGCACACCCAGCTCCAGTATACCACCTTCGGTATTAATCTCTCTCTGACTGACCCAATCGAGCATCTTGAGATCACCGACAGTAAACCAACCCATGACATCATCTAGGTGTTTCTGGTACTCTTTCAGAAACGGATTCTGGATGGAGTACGCCGCGAAGATATCTAGGTTAGTATCGTTCGCAGAACCCTGAAAGTCTCTAGGGTTAGGATTGTTGGTGATATGTAACATCATTTGATTGCAATCGCCCCAACGAATAAATGGTTCTGCCAGAACGGTTGAATCTTCTTGGCGTCAAACCCTGCAGTCATCAACAGGCTATGTATTTCTCTCCACGTGTTTGGTTTCAACATGTGACGCAGTTCAACTTCTTTCGATAGTATGTCATCACCTGTAAAGTGTTGACGTTTGTGGTCATAGAACCGGAACGTCATAATCTCCTGAATTCGTGCACACTCACTCACAGTCTTCTCTGCGAAGATGAACGCACCGCCCCAATCCAAACCTGCGTATATCTGTTTAAGAACGTCTCGACGACAATGCGGTGGCATGAACTGTAACGTGAACAACGACGTAATCAGTGTGCAGTTGTCAAAGGTATAGTCACGCACGTCCATATTCATGAATCGTGCGATACCCAACTCCTCATCAACAATCTGTTCGGTTCGATGGTCCATGGCGTCCTTGAAACCAGATGCGTACTCGACACCCGTGTACATTGCGTTGGGTGCAAAGCTGCGATTCTGTTTCATCATCTCATAAATGGTCTTACCTGTAGAGCACCCGATATCCACAACCTGTTTGTCGTCTTCAACAAAGTATTGTGACATAGAGACTACATCCGCATGGAGATTATCATACCCGCGAATTGATTGGTCAATATGATTATCAAAACCTTCGTCACGGTGTGCGAAGGAAAAGTCTGGTTCTCTACTCACATAAGCCTCACGGTCTTTCATTGTATACCCTCAATACGTTATCATAAACAGACTCCGCGATTGACTTCATCATCAATGGCGGTACCATCCGTCCGATTCGTTCTGCCTTCTGATTCCACTTACCCGTAAGTTTGAAATCATCTGGTAGGGACATTATACGCTTTAATTCGCCGAGTGTCAACTTCCTTGGTTCAGCCCAATGGAATGCACCCGCAGTCGTATCACCATTACCCATCGCAGTCAGTGTTGGTGCGGGTACTTCAAGTGATACACGTTTGAGATTGAAGTGGTGACCCTTCGGGTGATAGTCCATACCCGTCAATACCTTACTAGGGTAAGCCTCCATCTTAGACCCCGTGTCGCGCCAGTACGCGGTGCGTTCGAACTTCTCGCGTAGATAGTCTACCTCTTCTTGGTCGTACTCTAAATCGACTAGAGCGTCCTTGAGCGGGATGACATTACGCGACGGAGTTGGGAATAAGTGGTTCATCGTTAGGAAATTAAGACCCACTTCTTCTGCAACATCATTGCGCACTGCGATGAAGATAACGCGACTTCGCGTCTGTGACACACCATAGTAACGTGCGTCCATAACCTCAGACACAACCTCATACCCAATGTTTTCGAACTCGTTCAGGATGCGGTTGTAATACTCTTTCGCCTCACCGATAGTGAGACCCTTTACATTCTCTGCGATGATGACCTTAGGCTGAATCTCGTTCGCGACTCGCAAGAACTCAAAGAACAGGTCTTCGATGTTCTCGACGACCATACCGTCAGAGTAAGTCTTGGTCTGTCCCCACCCGTCAGAGTGGTTACCACCCTTGGAGTGAGACAATTTACCAGCAACAGAGAATGCAGAACAAGGGGGTGACCCGTCTAGGATATCCAATTCACCCTTCTGCAGACCCGTAAGGTCGAGAAAGGATTGTCCCGTAAGTTGTTTGATATCATCCGGAACGATGGGAGTGGTAGGGTAGTTGTCACGATAGGTGTTTCGCGCCTCTTCAACAAACTCATTGATAGCGAGAATGTCACCACCCGCAAGACGGTAACCCGTAGACGAGCCACCACCTCCCGCAAAGGTAGAGATGACGCTGAACTTTTTCTGTGCAGCGGCATCATAAACATCTTGTAGTGTATATGGTCTGTACATTCGATACCTTTAATAGTTACAGTGCATATTATATAGCACTGGGCTAAGGTTGTCAAATGTTTTTTAGTCGATTACGTGAAAAAAGTGATGACGAGTCCACGGCTCTTCAATATGGCGGTCATTATACCCGTGATGGTCCTGAGTAACACATAGACGTTTTGAAATCACCTGAGTCGTCGGTGTTGGGATACCTCTCTTCAACTGGTCCATTCCGTTAAACGGAGTCCCGATGTGACGACAGACCGTTAAAGTGTCACAGTTGTGCCACGGGAAAATCGCAGTGTTGTTCAAACCAAAGTAATCATTCTCTTCAAGGTAGTCCGTGGTGAATGTGCGAAACAGACGTTGCAGTGTACAGTATGGACCACAGTTGATAGGGAAGCGTTTGTTGGTTAGTATATGATACATCCAGTGTGCCGCGCGTTGGTCCATAGAGTACATGCCCATGAATAGACCAATATTGGAGTATAACATATTTGGTGCCATAGAGACAAGTGCCTTAAAGACACCGTAACGTTCTGGTAGTAAGAACGTGTCATGTTCAATAATCCAGAACATCTCATCCTGTTCACCCTGTTGACGCATCAACTCCCAATGAGAACACATCCCAGCTTTCTCTGTTGGTGAATGGTCGTCCTTGTTCTTACCAGACGAAGTGTCTAATGACATGAGACTAGGTGCCCAGTTATACTTCGCACAATGTTCGGCAAAGTCTGGACTGTCCGGAGTTATGGCGTCGAAGGTCTCAATCGATTCGATGTAACCATCACGTATTGCAGGAGCAAAAGACTCACGAGAGATTGCGGCATATTCTTCCGACCTCGCGTCACCCTTCATTACAATTTGTTTTACCTTCATACCATTATTCTATCTTGTGATTGATGCCCGTTGTGCGTTGGTGGAATATGGTCCCTGTGTATATATTCCCACGCGATACTTGGACGATACGATATACTTGTATTGCGATAACACCCATGAACTAGATTTGGATGAAAGAATATCACAAAAGGTTCGTTGATGTCAATATCTATTATGTCTGGCGATTCGCCTACATACATCCAATTAAACACCCCGTGCGACGACTTTGTATGAGACCTCACCTCATGGTGCGAGCCAGGGATAAGTCGAAGACACCCCCTCTCCTTGGTTGCTCCGTGTACAAAGAAATCACAACTGACTATACAGTTGGGGTCTCCATTAATGTAATGGTTGTCTTGGTGAAAGTCTACAGAGAATCCATCTTTAGGTGGCATAGGAAAGAACTTAGATATGTAGGTATCTATCCTATCATGTTTTAATAACGTCTTTGCGATAGGCACTAGGTTTCTATGACGACCAAGTCTACGGAATACTCCAGAACGCATCATGGCACCATCTAACTTGCACGGATTATTGGGTGCAGTCATGACCCAACTATCTCCGTTCTGTGTTCGTCCCATACCCACTTCGGTCAGTCGTAGACACTCCATGTGAATTTCTTGGTGTTCTTCGACACCCATAAAATCTTTCACTATAACATAACCAAGTTCATCAAATTTATTGATATCGTAATTCATTGATAAACTCTTTAAGTGCACCGTGTTCTAAACGGCAGTGTATAAACTTAGTATCTGGTGTTCTATAGTCATGTCTCTTTACTCGCCACGACCCATACTCCTCCCAGTATTCATCGAATACATGTGAGTTCCATTCTTGACTCAATAGTTGTATGTTCGCATCGTTCCCATAAAAAAGTTGTTGTAGGAACGGTTGGTCAGTCAAGAAGTATTCATTGACCTTTATGGCTCGCATGTGGTTAATATACTCAGGAAGGTTATACCAATCACGCGCCTTGCGTCTTAGTTCTTTTGAATACAAACAAACGCCTGCGTTAAGGTTCTCGCGAATATATTGGTGGAAGGTTCTCCAGTGTTCGAATCGCTCACGAGTGATGGGACGCATCGCATCTAAGAACAGCTCGGGAACCATCCCAACCTCTCCTGCGAAGGTATCGAATATGTTGTCATCGGTGATAGGGAAAATATCAACATCCGCGAACATAATCGTATCGTAATCGTCGAACTCGTACTCAAGTAACGGTTTGAGTGCACCAAAGAAATGGTCATGACCTTTGGTAGTATAATTCCTCGTTTCGAGATAATTTGTGTTTTGTTCGAATCTGTATTCTACACCAATGCGTCGGGCATACGCGGCCATTGCATCAATCCCTGCAGAAACTTCAGGAGTAATATCTCCGTCCCAATACTGATAGATTAGATTCATTTCAACACCAATGAAAAAGGGGACTTACGTCCCCTCTTTATTTAGACTAGCTGGGCTAGACAGTACGCAACGGTGGTCATACTGACAAACGCTGCGACGAAGAATCCCATATCTTCAAGTTTACTCTTGGGATACCTTCTCCTCTCCATTATTGCTCTCCTCGTATAATCGATTGATCGTTATTTTACGAGGCTTCTGACTTTCAGGGATTATTACTTCCAGTGAAATGGCAAGTAATCCGTTCCTGAAATCAGCTCCCATTACTTCAACATACTCCGACAGACGGAACTGACGTTCAAATCTCTTCGTCGAAATGCCTTTATGGATATACTCTCTCGTGTCGTTGACAGACCCTCGAATGGTAAGTGTACGGTTCTTTACTTCGATCTCGAGCTCGTCTTCAGAGAAACCTGCGACTGCTAACTCGATTAGGTATTGATCCTCTCCCGTCTTTAGAATATTATGCGGGGGGAACGTATCACCCGAGTGTCTAGCGACCCTATCCAATTCGTCGATCATACTATCGAATCCGACGAATGCTGAACGTGGGAACAGTTGTTTTGCTGTTAATGTCATGTTTTGACTCCTTAAATTTAAGCAAGTTATGATTCGACACCCAACTATTTGGCATGTCGATACTATATATACCGAACGTGTAGTTCAGTAACACTTTGTGCGAAATTGTTACATACCCTCTATGGGTTATGCAAAATCATCGCCATCAAAGTCTGGATAGTCGTCGTCATGAACGCCGACTAATGGTACTGAATCATCAATAACGACTATACTGTCGTTCTCAATCATCTCGATGATTTCTTCTGTCACCTTTCTATCCATCTCTAAAAAAGCCATGCGGTCATATATCATGGCGAGATGGTTTTTATACATGCTAAGTTCGCGTTCTTTATCTTTCTTATTCTTCAAGACTTTAGATAATGAAACTACCTTGTTCTCTTTATCAGTCATGATTCGTCCTTAGTAGTACTGCGATGGGTCAGGGCCGCCCTCCACACCGAAAGAGAATGAGACCCTTGAAATTTTTGGAAATACTTGGTGGTGTGTCCCACGCGGCAAGTACACGTACATCCCAGGCTCGAAGTCGAACGGTTCCTCGTTATTGATGCCCTCTACCTTGAGACCGACAGTTGAAATAACTTGAACCAAGAATACGTCCATCGAATCCTTGTGCCACGGGTAAGATCCGCTCGCACGACCGAACCCACTAAACGCAATGTTAGTGATCTTGTTGGCGTGAAGAGCGAATACGTCTTGCATCTCCTCGTAGATGTTCTTTGCAAACTCCGGTGCACTACCGCGAGAGTGGAAAGAGTTGAGGCCGATGCGCATTTTGTCTGAGTTGCGGTCATACAACTCATCTGGATGAGAGTCCATCATTTCCATGAACTCGTTCCATCCATAGGTCTCTTGCATGTTGAAAGGTAGACGACCTACGAATGGAACCTTGTCTTTGATGTAGTCATCACGGTCTTCAAAGATACCATAATAATCTGTCATAAATTAACTGTTACCGATGTTGTACTTAGGTTGCAATGTCCAGTTTGGTTTGTCACGATATGCGATAATTTTGATTTGACGCATAGGTGCGCAGTTTTTTGCAACCTCTTTGTTAAGAATAGTAACCAACCCCCAATCCTGAAGTAGGGTTGCGATTGTATTACGACGCTCGACATCGCTCACTTCTAAGTTAGACTTCTTCCCATCAAGTAGGAATAGTTCTTTAAAGTGGACGATAAAATACCTACCCTGCTTGTGCAAGATATGGCATGATTGGAATAGGGTGTTATCGCGTCGGGAGGCCACACCTATTCGAGTAAGAGTTTCTCTTACCTTTAAAAAATCGTCCGGTTCCGCTAATGATATCTCTAACATCATTTCCGGATTCCATTGGACTAGATTATTCTCTTCCACCCTTTGATACCTTCTTTTTTATAGTTGTTATTTCGTCTTGGGTCAAGATTGCAAGGGCATGACGCGCCTTGTCGTTACTATAGCCATAATATTCTTTAATTGCACCAAGAGACTCAGAATCAGTAGACTTATCCCATTTCGAAAATCGTTTTCTCTTTCTAACAATATTTATAAGAAAATCGTTCTGAAGTTTCTCATCCAGATGATGTAACCTGTTCATTTCATTTGCAATGGCCACAGTGTCCGGAAAATAAGATAAGGAACGATTCACGATGTAACTATTATAGTACTTAGTGTTCGTCTCATCTTGGTCTATTAAATTTACTTTAGTATCGTTGATACTTTTAAGAAAGTCAAAGGGACTTACTTTAGATTCGGTCTTCAATTTTACACCACCCATTTTCATAGTCACGTCGGTACAGTTTCTTGATGCGGCGTCTCTGCATGATAGTCACCGAATCACCGTACATTTTCAATGTGGTCTTGTTGTCCCATATATCTAACTGGTCTGGAGACAAGTTAAGTTCTGCAGCTTCGTTTAAGAATACCATAAGTTGGGACAGTTCGTCAATATGAACGACCATATCATAATCACTTGGGTTACCCAGATACCACGACTGAGTATAAAAGTGATTGTTTTTTATGGTGCCGTCTTCTATCCTGTCCAGAACTACGTCTAGCTCCGCGTCTAATGAAGGTAGTTCGTCTACACGACCTTCTCTGATGTATTTTGCATGGTTCGCAACAATATACTCACACGCGGATTTAAAACGGTCTACGGGGTCACGTCTTACTGCAATCCTGTAACTACCTTTACGGAAGGGAATATCAAACTGGTCACCTTCCTTTCTTACTTTACTTAATCGGTCAATACGACCGATATATTCATCCACTCCGCGATTTATCCTGTGGAGTTCTTTAAGAGTTGAC